AAGTTGGCGATAAGATAAACACCCCAACAAAACCTATATCAGATGATCATTACGAAATGTTACGAGATACCGTTGAATACCTTGTGTCAGAACAAGAGTACGAAGTTGGTAAAGTTGTAAACATGGTCAGGGGTATGGGTATGAATCAATTGATATCCAGATCATTTAACCTTGCTCGTGGTATGGTTAGTCCTCAATACGTTGCGGCTGAGTTTGCTGTTTCTTTAGCCTCTCATGCTGGGTTAGATTTGATGAAATTAGCAGCTAAAAATGAAGTTGCAAATGAATTAATA